TGATAGTATTACCGTTAATATTAATATTATCAACATCTAAAAACTGAAGTGTACCTATTCTAACAAGATCATCGGCATACAGTATATTTGTTAAACTGTCAGTGTTGAGTTTTGCGCTTCCGCCGATGCTAAAACTTAGGGAATTATCAGAAAGATCAAAACTCTTATTAGAAGTCCATGAATCTGTTATTAATTCCCAAGTTAGAGTCTTGTCTCCGTCGGTAGATTTTACAATAATTCCAGCGCCATCTGCTACAGCGTCGTCACCTAGACTGCTATCATTTAATGATGCTAGTTCTATATTTTTATCTTCAACTCGTAGTGTAGCAACTTCAATCTTAGTTGTATCACCTTGTACAATTAAATCACCTGTTACTCTTAAATCACCTTCAACATCTAGCGTATATTCAGGCAGTCTATCAGTTGTAAAAATACCAATTTTGCCTTCAGAAGCATCAATATACAGCGCATCAACAATAATAGACTCGTATAGTGAACTGCGTACACGAAGGCTTATGTCGTGATCTCTTAACTGATTCTCAATGTAGAAGCGAGGTCCAACTACTTTTTGTACGTTGTTCTGTGAAAGACCAATAGTTAAACCACCCGAATTTTGTATGGTCAGTGTTCCAACTGTAATTCCGTCAGTGTCCGATGGTAAAAACTGATCAGCTGTTCTAATTTCACCAGTTCCGCTAACAAGAGCATTAGAGCTACTAGCAGTTCCATAGAATTTAAATGTAGAAGAATTTACAATATTAAATCCTTCGTATATAATTCCTGAAGGATTATCAACAGTTATTAAACTTGTTATACGTTGCGAATACTGCGGTTCAAATTCAATATTACTAAACACACCGACTAGAGTTCCGCCAATGTAAAACTTAGCCACAGTACGTGATCTACTTTGTGTGTCAAGAATGTTAGCTATTTGAAAACCGCTTATGCCTTGAGACTGTGTATAGATAGGTCCTATTAAAATAGTATCAGCGCCATCATAGGCATATACTTGATTGTTTAAGTTATCAATCCAAAGATCGCCCTGAACCATTTGTGGTCTAGTTTCTTGAACATAGGGCCCGCCTGACGCTTTCCACACAGTGCCGTCATAAACTTTTAATCTCTGTTCAGAAGTGTCCCACCATAGTTGTCCAGCAATAGGATTACTTGGTGCAGCAGTATTGGCAAAGTTTTCTAAAAGTTTAATAAAATTTTCATTGAATGCTTCACCATAGCCTGTATAGTTTTTACCTACCAGAGTAAGATTAGTACTTTCAACATCAATTTGACCGTCAATTAGATCTGTTAAAATCGTTCCGTCTGTTTTGTTTAATTGATAACTCATCTTATTGTCCAGTATAGATTATGTAGTTAACTACTAGGTACGGGTTCATAACGTCTATAGGAGTTCCTAGCGTTGCAGTAGTTAGTACGCCGCCACTTGAAGCAAAACCCTGTGTGCCGCCGCCGCCGGGCTCAACTGGTAGCGTAATAGCGGCTTCATCTAATGGTGCTCCTGCTCCAACTCTAATACCATAATACTGCGTTCCGCTTGGACCTTCTAGATCGTGTTCGTGCTCTGGTAGATTTTCTATTCCAATGACCTTGCTTTCTTCGCCTGAACTATTACCCACAGCATCAGCTGCTGAACTAGTAACTCTATTTGCACTTGGGCCGCCCATGTTGTCTGCACCTAGTGCAAATCTTCCTCTTAGATCAGGAAGAGCAAAATAATTAACACCGCCGTCACTGATTAATGATGCATCTCTAAAGTTAAAGCCTATAGCTGCCCAAAGCAACGGATAATCAGACTTTCTTAACTCAGAGCCATCGCACAGTAACCAACCTTCGGGTGCTTCTGATCCCCCGTACGGGCCCATAAATCCTGGCGGTATTAATGGAATACTCTTTAAGAAATTTCTTTTTGTAACTCTGTACAAACCAGTTGTACCAATAACCTTGTTTACTAATATCTCGTCTGCGTTATCTACATCATAGATAACATCTTTATTACTAACAAAGCTGTTACGAATTCTTACATCAAAGGTCTTTGTAGAACCTCCTGTTTGTCCATCAAATGCAAAGCTGTTAAAATCTACATCACCGTCAACAGCAAATGTTGTAGCAGAAGCCAACTTATCAGCTGACCCTGCACGACCTGTTACTGTTCCGCTTACATTACCTTGTACGTTTCCAAAGAATGTTGTTGCATAAATTTGGTCATATTTATTTGTAGGACTACCGATGTTTCTTTCACTGTTTGCATCAGGTGCTACATTACCTGTAACTAGAACACCAGCTATGTCAACATTGCCGCCAACGTTTAAATTTAATGCAATACCAGCACCTCCTTTAACTATTAACGATCCTTCGTTAATGTCATCAGAATTAATAGTGCTTTCAATTTTTAAAACACCTGTAGTAGCATCAGTTGGCTTAGAACTAATTTGAACGTTACCTATAACATCAAGGTCTTCGTCCGGAGCAGTATTGTTAATACCAACTTTCTGTGTACTGTCAATTCTCATAACAGTATTGTTGGTATTACCTTCTCTTAAAACAAAGTCAATGTTGGCGCCTGGAGTATTATGTTGTATAACACCTGACTCCCCGGCTACTTTAATGTTTATTTGTCCGCCAGATCCAACTTGTAAACCGTCATTAGTTTTAACTTTTAACTGATAGTTAGTAGTTGAGGCAGCGTCTGCTCTTAAGAAATTACTAGCAGGAATCGATTCTCCGCTTACAACTAAATTTTCAGCTTTATCTGATATGCCGTAGTACTTGAGAGTTTCACTACCAACTATAGGCGTTGAAGCGATATTAAAACCGGCTTGTACCCCTGTTCTAAATCCAGGAATAGAACTTTTTGGTGTAAATGCTCTAGAACTGATAATTGCAGCAGTTTTATCTTCAATCTTGATTGTTAATACATTGTAACTAACATCGTCGGTACCAACAATAACCTCAGCTTTTGCTCCAGTTAACAATCCATCGCTGAAATCCGGACCTACTAAAATCCATTGACTGCCTGTAAATAGGTACAACTGCTGTGCATCTGTATTAACCCATAGATCACCTGCTAGCGAATTAGCAACAGACGGTAAAGTAGTTGATTTCTTTAGGCCGCCCGCAGCAGACCATGTAGTTCCATCATATACCTTAAGCTGATCAACACCGTCAGTGTTGTCATACCAAAGCTGGCCTTCAACTGGTCGTTCGGGAGGAGTTGTGTTAGCAAAATTTTCTAACAGATGTAAGAAATTTTCTGCTATTGCTTGACCATATCCTGTGTTATTTCTACCAGGCAGTGATATCGATGTTTCTGTGTTGAGAGTAGCGTCCTCAACAACAATTACACCCTTGTTAACACTGTCTGTATAACTTACTTCATATGCCATTTATTTGCTCCTTAACCCGACAAGCTCTGTACGCGAACAGTATAATCAATCTGGATTAATCTATTCAGTGATTTTTGTACGGGGTGGAAAATAACGTGCGTAATAAGTCTACCTGTACCTGATGGGGAATAACTTCTTAGTCCTAATTCGTCAAAGACGAATTCACCGCTGGCGTCATTTGCTGTATCAAACGCATCTTGACCTTCGGGCTCACCGTAATCTAACAAGCAGCTAACTAAAATGTCAGTATAATTTGTACCGCTTACGTGTCTTGTTTCAAGATAATTTCTAGCTGGGTCAGTATTGTTAACTGATCTATCATCAACTACCTTGGTATATGTTTGATTGTACAAACTAGCATTTGTACCTGCTGAGTTTGGTGTTAAGTATGTAATGATACCGGTGGGGTCAACCGACGTTCCGCCATTTCCAAAGCTCATTTCGTAGATAAACCCTTGCCCTGCATTACTTAAACTTTCAGCTAGTGCTAAACTCATGTTCTCATAATGTATGGCATTACGCTTATTGACGTAGACTTCTTTAGATAGAGGATCATATATTTTTATGTGTCCCTGCACTAAAATTCCGCTGTTATCTTGCATAATTCCGCTCATTTCCTTTTTTCCACACTGTATTTATTCTGGTAGCTTGGTTGTTCCTGCTCTCAAGAAAAGCCCTATGTCTGTTTGTGAGTCAGCTAGACTTTGTCCGGGTTCATTCCAAACTTTTCCTATTTTTCTTACAAAATTGACTGTTTGATCTGCGCCAGGTGTTGCTGCTAGCACTACTTGACTGCTTATAATTGCGCCTGTTATTGTATTAATTGTATTGTTTAATGTAAATTCAGCAGGTGATACAGTATCGCCATCTGGACTATCTAGTGCTAGTGTTGGATTAAACACAGCTATTGCTGTTTTTCTTAATCTTCTTCCTGCAACAAAAACATCAAACTCGTTAACAGATGCTGCCTTAAAGTTTAGTGTAAATGTATTAGTTGCACCATCAGCTACTTCTTTTTGTACCTGTGTTACATCCTTATAAGGAATATTCTTTAG